CATCGGAGGTAACTGTTCATGAGCCTTAGCCTGCTGCTGCTCGTCCTGGCGTTCATCGCCTTCGTGCTCGCGGCGTTCAACGTTCAGCTCGGGTCGCTAAACCTGATCGGAGCCGGCTTGGCGCTGTGGGTCCTGTCGTTGCTGATCGGCGGGATCACTGGACTGAGCACAACGATGCTACTGGTCATCCTCGTGGTCGTAGTCCTCGTCGTCGTGCTGGTGGCCGTGCTGCGCCGGAATCCATCAGCCGCGAAGTGATCGGCAGGCGCATCCAGCACGTCGCCGGCCAAGACCCGTACCACGAACTGACGCAACTCGGTGACTACTGCGGCCCAGTCATGGGCTACACGGGCGACCGCCCGTCGGTGTTCTTCCTGATCCCGCAGCCGTGGCCGTGGGAGGACGACGAGAAGATGCCAGCGTCGTCGATCTCGTTCCACGCATTGGCCCACGTCTGTTCGCCGCCGCATGTGTTCAGGGAGTGCGCCGATGGGTCGCTCGAGATCCGCGAAAGCATCCTGTGCACCCGCCGGTGGAAGGGCGAAGAGCGCCAGTGGCATGGCTACCTCGACGAGGGCCACGTCTGGCGGACCGTCTGATGGGCACCGAACTCTTCATCGTCTCGCGCGACGAAAAGAGCCTGTTCCCGCTCCCCGACGGGCGCCGCGTCGAGACCTACGATCTCCCGCCCGGAGCGATGTGGCGCTGTGATTGTCACAACGAGCTCGGCTGGCTGATCATGCTGCCGAACAACGCCGGGCCCTGGTGCACTTTGGCGACGGCTGGCGGCACAGGAAACCGGTGGACCGTTACCGGAGAGCCGCCCAAGCTCACGGTCAAGCCCTCGATCAACTCCGTCGGACAGTGGCACGGCTGGATCACCGATGGGGTGATGAGCCCGGCCTGATGACGAAAGAAAAAGCGGCGCTCGTGTGGCACCTCGCAGACCTGGCGCTGGCGGTCATCGGCGTGAGCTGGTCGGTCTATCACCTCATGCGCCGGCGGGCCGCGCTGATTGAGCTCCCGCCTCGTCGATGAAAGTTGGCGACCGCGTTGTGGTCGTCGCGGCCGACAGCGAGTACGCAGGCTGCCTCGGCACCATCGCAGAGCTGACCAAGGACGGCCGCATTGTCGTCGACGTCGACGCGAAAACGATCAGCTGGAAGGCCACCTTTCAGGCGCACGACATCGACCTCGCTGGTAGGAGGCACCGCTAATGGATCTTCCGCAGGCGGTCCAAGACTTCATCGACAAGCTGCAATGCGGGCGCTGCGGCCTGCCGACCGGCTTGGGCCTCTCGACCAGGGTCACTCCCGAGGACCACGACAAGTACCTGCTGGTCTTGAAGTGCCTGCGCTGCGGGATGACTGGATGGGTGCGCTTAGAGGCTTCGGCAACGCACCTCGACGCCGCCTCCGTTCCGGTTGAGCCGAGCGGCTCCGAGATCACCTCGGACGAGACGATCGATTTACATGAAGCGCTGAAGTCGGATGACTGGCTGGCGCAGCTGACCAGGCCCAAGTCGTGACGGACCTTATCGTCGCCTGTCGGGACTGCTCGAAGGCGTTCCCTTCAACCGAATTGCAAAACCTGCGCTGTCTCGGATGCCGCGTGCACCACGCTTGCGAATCTGAGAGTGCAGCGATCGCCGCCTACGTCAAGAAGCAGGCGCGCTACTCGGCGAAAGGCGCGATCGCGAATCCCAAGCAGCTCCTGACTTTGCAGCGGCGCCTGTTCTCAAAAGTGGCGAACCTGGTTCCCGATCCCCGCCAGGGCATGGTGCTCGCCGAGAAGGAGTACGACCTGGCGGTCAAGCAGACCAATCGCTTCCGGGTCTCACCTGAGGAGCGAGGCGCGCTGCGGCGCAAGGTGCTCAATAGCCTGCTCCCAGCGTGAAGGGCCTCGTGCCCTTCGCTCGCGAGCACCTCGGCCTTGAGTTCTACCCCCGACAGCGGCAGGTCCTGGCCAGGTGGTCGAAGAGTGGCAAGCGCAAAGCGGTGCTCGCCCTCGGTCGACGGTCGGGCAAGGACCTCATGGCGGCCTCCGCCTCGATCTACAACGCCGTCGTCGAGGACTACACCGGATACCTGCGACCTGGTGAGCAGCGGTTCATTGTTCCGGTCGCCACGCGAGTCGAGCAGGCCCGCGAGCTGATTCGATTCACGAAGGAGCTGCTCGCCAACGCTCCGGATCGTGACCTCAGCGCGATGCTCGACTCGGAAGCCAGCACCCTCGACGAGGTTGTCTTCCGGAACGGCGTGACGGTTCGCGCCATGCCCTGCTCCAGTCGCTCGAGCCGCGGCCTCCCGATCTCGCTGCTGATCCTCAACGAGGCGGCGCACATGATGACCACCGAGGACGGCTACGCAGCTGGCCAGGAGGTCTACCGGGCGCTGCAGCCCAGCACGGCGCAGTTCGGCGATCGCGGCTACGTGATGGTCATGAGCTCGCCGAAGTGGTGCTCTGGGATCTTCTGGGATCTGTTCTCCGCCGGCATCTCGGGTGGTGCTGAAGACACGTTCGTCGCCCAGCACGCGACCTGGGAGATGAACCCGACGATCACTCGGAAGAGTCTCGAGGCTGACTTCCAAGCGGATCCGGAGAGCGCCCGCGCCGAGTACGGTGCAGAGTTCATCGAGGGCGCCGGCGCGTACTTGCCGGCGGGACAGATCAGTGCCTGCCGCAAGCGTGGCCGCCAGGTGCTTCCGCCGGCGGAAGGCGTCTGGTACGTCGCAGCAGCTGACCCGGCGTTCGCAGCCGGCGGTGACGCTTTCACCTTCTCGATCGGGCATCGGGTCGGATCAGGAGACAGCTCCACCGTCGTCATCGATCGCATCGACTCCTGGCGCGGCAAGCGCTCGCCGCTCAACAGCGACAAGGTCCTCGACGAGATTGCTGCGCTGGCCAAGTCCTACGGGATCCGCCGAGTGATTAGCGACCAGTACGCGGTGGTGCCTCTTGCCGATGGCCTCAAGCGCCGCGGCATCAAGCTGGTTCCGCAGCCACTGCACAACGAGCTCAAGGCCGACATCTTCGGCACTCTCAAGCGCCTGCTGAACATGGAGAGCATCGAGCTACCGGACGATCCTGCCCTCGCTTCCGAGCTGATCAACCTGCAGATCCGGCCGACACCGAGCGGCAAGCCGCACATAGCGGCGTCAGCTGGTCACAAGGACGACCGCGCGATGGTCGTGGCCACGGTCGCTCACGCGCTATTCAAGCCCACGCAGGGGCGCGCCTTTACTGAAGCCTGGGAGCGAATGGCGGCTGCAGCGAAGTCAGCCTGAGCCGAGGAGAAGAGCTTGCCGAGAGCGCCACAGCTATCTCCGGATGGCAAGTTCTACTGGAACGGCTCCGGCTGGGCCCGCATGCCCTCGGATCCCTCGCCGTCTGTCTTCGGCCGGGCGCTGACTCGGGTCGCCAAGGCGTTTGTTCCCACCAACGGGGGCAACCCCGGACCTGTTACGGAGCTGGCCCTTGCGCAGCAGGGCATGGATCCGACCCGGCCCTTCTCGCCTGGTCGACCGCTCAATCCGTACTTCGGGTTCTCCGCCGACCCGCGGCAGTACGACTTCATGACTGGCCAGAACATCACCGCGCGGCCGCGCCACGATCGCATCTCATTCCAAACCCTGCGACAGCTCACGGCGAATTACGACGTCGCCCGCATGTGCATCGCCCGTCGCATCGACTCCTTCAGGTCGTTCGAATGGTCGATCGTGCCGGCAGATGGGAATTCGACCGGTCTCAAAGAGGAGATCGCCGAGGCCCGGCGTCGAATCGCAAAGCCCGATGGCCGGACGCCTTACTCCTCGTGGATAGCGATGTACCTCGAGAACGTCTTCCGGTATGACGCTCCGGCCGTGTTCCGCCGGCGCGACAGAGCGGGCCGAGTCATCGGCCTCGAGATCGTCGACGGCTCCTCGATCGCCTTGATGGTCGATGAGTACGGCCGCCGCCCACAGGCGCCGGCGCCTGCGTTCATCCAGTACGCGAACGGCGTGCCCTGGGACTGGCTGACCGAGAACGACCTGATCTATCTGCCCTACCGCCCGCAGCCGGATTCGCCGTATGGCTTGGCCCCTCTCGAGACCGTGTTGCTCACCGCAAACACCGACCTCCGCCTACAGCAGCACCTGCTCGAGCAGTGGACTGAGGGTTCAATCCCCGGAGCGATCGCAGAGGCTCCGGAGGACATGAGCAGCCCGGCCGAGGTCGAGGAACTGCAGGATGCCTGGGACGCGAAAGTGGAGAGCGACCAGACCAAGAAGGTGCAGGTCCGCTGGGTGCCGCACGGATCCTCGTTCAAGCCTTTCTTTGATGGCAAGTTCGATGACCCGCTGAGTCTCTGGTTGCTTCGCAAGACCTGTGCGGCATACAGCGTGGTGCCTCAGGACCTTGGGCTGACCATGGACGTCAACCGGGCGTCCGGCGACACCCAGATGGACATCCAGGAGCGGATTGCGGATCGACCGCTCGCCCTGCATATCGATGGCGTGTTGACCGCGTACCTCCAGGACGACCTAGGGCTTCCCGTGAAGATGCTGACTTCGCTCTCAGCGGAGAAAGAGGACCGGAAGACCGAGGCCGAGGCCTGGGCGATCTATATCGACAAGGGCATGGCCTCCGCCGATGAAGGGCGACAGAAGATCCTCGGGCTGGAGATCGACAACGAGCGTCCAGTGCCGCGCATGTTCATGAACCCGCGCACGGGCCCGATTCCGCTGGCGAGCTTGTTCGAAATCGCCGGAAAGATCGACCCGGAGACTGCGGCGCCGGCCGAGGACGTGCCGCTCGGCGATCAGCTATTCGAGGGCGCCGGCGCCACGCTTCCAGACAAGCTGCCCGGCGGTACCCAGTTCAAGCGCGCGCCCATCAATCCCGACGACCCCAATTTCCCCGGGAACGAGAAGCTGCTGCCCGAGACCGGCGTCATCACCCCGCCTAAGCAAGTCCCCACGCCGGCGGCCGCGGCCGCGCCAGCCGTGGCGCCGCCCGCCACCGCGGTGCGCAAGGACGCGAACAAAGCGCTGATCGCGGCCGGCCTGGTGGTCCGCGCAGCTGACACCGGGCGCATCCTGATGGTGCAGCGCAACCTTGACGCCTCCGACCCCGCAGCCGGCACATGGGAGTGGCCAGGCGGGCACATCGAGAGCGGCGAGTCTGCGTGGGAAACGGCCTGCCGTGAATGGCAGGAAGAGACCGGCTGCGTCTTGCCCGATGGTAAGGGCGCCGGCACCTGGAGCACCGGTATCTACCAAGGCTTCGTCTGGGAGATCGCTTCGGAGTCGGATATCGAGCTGAACATCCAGGACGGCCGAGTCTTGAACCCCGATGACCCTGACCATGACGCGATTCAGGTTGCCGCGTGGTTCGAGCCTGGCCATGTGCGGGACATGCCTGCGCTGCGTCCGGAGTGCCTGCTCGCCGACTGGGAGATCCTCGGAGACTGGAGCCCGATCCGGAAGGCGGAAACCGCTGGCGTCACGGCCGACACCGGAATGGTGGGCTACGACTTTGCGGGCGAGGACCCCGACGACGAAGACGATGAGGACGAGGATGACTCGGTCGACGTCCAGAAGGAGCTGCGCCGCTGGCGGGACAATGCCCGCGGCCGCGTCAAAGCAGGCAAGCGGCCGCGGGCCTTTGTCTCAGACCTGATCCCGTCGAGTCGGGCGACACGAATCCATGCAGCCCTCGAAGGCGCATCGACTCGCGAAGAAGTGGATGCAGCGTTTGTCCGCAAGGCCAAGACTCTGAGCCGCACCTCTCACGAGGTTTCGGCCGCAGTGCTGGCCCAGCTGGCACCGGACCTCCACGAGCTTCGACAGGTGACACGCCAGCTCGAGGATGCCCGCCGCGAACTGCACGACAGGGACATGCTCGAGACGGTCAAGAAGGCGGCCACGCCGGCGCCCGTGCACATCCACAACGAGATCACCGTCCCCGAGCAGAAACCGGCGGACATCAAGGTCACGGTTGAGGCATCCAAGGAGCCGGTCAGCAAGGCCGCCGCTCCCGTCGTGCACGTCGACGTGCACGTGCCTCCGCAGAAGCCGCCCGACGTCCATGTCGCCGCACCCGACGTCCACGTCCACAACGACATCCAGCCTGAGCGCAAGGCGAAGAAGACGCGCATCCGTCGGAACTCCGACGGTTCGACGACGGTAGAGAGGGAGGACTAAGCCAATGGCGACCGGATCAAGCATGTCCTCCTACCTGGAGGACCTGCTTCTCAACTGGATCAAGGGCACGGCGTTCGCGGCTTCGCCGGCCACGCTCTACGTCGCCCTCTATACCGCGAACCCGACAGACGCCAATGCGAGCGGCACCGAGGTCACGGGTAACGCCTATGCCCGAGTCGCGATCACATCCGCCTCGGGCTGGAGCGCGATTGTTCCGGCCGGTGCTGGAACCGGTGACTCGATCTCCAACGGCGGCATCGTCACTTTCGCAACTCCGACTCCTGCTGGCTGGGGCACCGTCACGGGCTTCGCGCTCTACGACGCGCTGACAGCCGGTAACGAGATCGTCTGGGCCGCGCTCACCGCCAGCAAGGTCATCAACGCCGGAGACGCAGTCACGTTCCCCATCGCCGCGCTTGCGGTCTTCTTCGACTGATGGCCGCCGGTCACGTTCAGGTTGCTCCCGATTCGTCGGGCAAGGATGTCGATGCCGACTCCCTAACCTCAACCGAGGCCGGAACGCCGACCGTCTATCGCCAAGGGGTGGTCATCGCTGATCCCACCACCTACGCCAACAAGGCAGCCGTTCAAGGCACAGACCCCGCCGCCACCGTCCAGGGCCTCGTCGTGCGGACGATCCCGCGCTCCCTCGTCACCTACACGGCGATCTACCGACTGGCTTCTCGCCCTTATGCGATCTCAAAGGTGTTCACGGCGGGCTCGCGTTTCCAGTTCGCCACGATTCATCACGCGGTCACCGCCACCAAGACGGCCAAGCTGAAGCGCGTCGAGATCGCCCTGGAATCAGCCAGCGTTGCGGGCATCGTCGTGGCCGACCTGGTCCGCATCACTACCGCTCCGGCCACTGGCAATCCCACAATCACCCCTTCGCCACAGTTTCCTGGCGACGCGGCGGCCGAGACCACCTGTCTGTCGCTACCCACCACCGCTGCCACCGAAGCTGCTCTGCAATCCATGCTCGAATGGAACCTCGGCATCACGACGACCGGCAGCGTCATCAATCCGCCGCCTGGTCTCAACTGGTACACGCTTTGGCCGCAAACGCAGGGAGCGTCGGAGGCGAACGAAGACAAGTTTCCGACCATCCGAGCAGGCGTCTTGGAAGGCTTCGCAGTGACTCTCGACGTGAACTCCGCCTCGACCGTCAAGGGGTTCGTGGTTATCGAATTCACCGAGGAGTAGCACATGCTCCTCGCTCTTCGTTCCCAATGGGAGGCCCCGGCCGCCGACGCGCTGGCCGCAGTTTCGACCGGAGTCGGCCGTGTAACCGCCAGCCTGAGTGTCACTCACAAGCTGGCAGCTCCACCGGTCGGCGTCGGCAGTGCCACGGCTACTCTCAACGTCAAGCACCTTCTGGCGACCATCTCAGTCGGCGTCGGAGCTGCGACGGGCGCGCTCACAGTCATCTCTTCCGGCGTACATCTTGCTGCGACTCCTGTCGGAGTGGGACGAGCCACAGCAGCCATCTCAGTCGCCCACCCCCTAGCGGCCACTGCCATCGGTGTTGGTCGTGCCGTTCCCACCCTCGCGGATGCACCCGGCAAGCCTCTGGCAGCTTCTTCAACAGGGGTTGGCAAAGCAATCGGGGCGCTGACGCTCAAGCATCTACTCGGCGTCACAGTGGTCGGCGTCGGAGCCGCCTCGGGCGCGCTCGCCGGGGGGGCAGTAATCGCGCCACCGCCTTCACCCGTAGTCGTGCCGGTCTTCGCGAGCGGTGGTCCGCCATATCGTCAGACGAAGAAGAGAGTGCGGATTGTCACCTGGCGGTATGACTGGGAAGCCATCCAGACCCTCTACGCCATGGGCGAAATCGACGATGAGGAATACGAGGCGCTCCGTGCGGACTCGCGTGAAACGGTGGGAGTCTCATGACGCTGGAATCGGCAATCGCCGATGAGTTGCGTCCGGTGATTCGCCGGAACATCGCCAATGGGCGCCGGGCGCTCGCAGATGTCCAACGTCTCCTGCTCCAGCCGGTCCGCAAGGCATCGTCCAGGCCCTTCCTGGGCCACATCGAGGCCGCCGAGACCCACTACCATGTGCAGCTGCTCGCGGGATTGCGCCTGGGGCTCGACCCAGAGCAGGTAGCGCGCTCCTGGTCGTCGAAAGCCAAGCCGGTGGCCAAGGATTCGCAAGACGACCGCCTCGCCGCGGCCGCCCGCACTTATGCGAAGGGTCTGGCGACGGATCCCTCCGCGCTGCAGGCAGCCCTGGAGGCGATGTACGGCGCCGGCTACCTGATCGGCGCCAAGGAATCGCTGACGCTGCTCCGAAACGCCGGGAAGGAAGTTTCCCTGAGCGACCTGGCGGTCAAGGCGGATGCTCTCGATTGGTCGCAGTGGACGCCTGGCAACGGGTCGGCGGCCGCTGAGCTGGCCGGCCTGGATGGCGGGCGCGGACTGCGATCGCTACTCGACACCGCTGGAGTCACCGTCCAGTCAATTCAGGACACTCGCCTTGACGAACTCGCCAGCGTTCTCGCTGATGGAGCCAAGAAGGGCGACTCGGTCGACACAATTGCCGCCAACGTCCGAGGCCTCCTCGACAACCCGTCTCGAGCCGAAATGGTCGCGAACACAGAGTTGAATCGTGCGGTCACAGCGTCGACCCTCGACACGTACAAGCAGAACGGCATCGAGCAGTTCGACGTCCTCATCTTCAATCCCTGCCCCGTCTGCGAGGACCAAGAGGCAGCGAACCCGCACGACCTCGGCGAGGACGCGCCTCCCTATCACCCGACATGCCGCTGCGCCGCTGCGCCGCATCTTCCAGAAGGAGTTAGTGAATGACCACTCAGGCAGGTTCCAATCCGGGCGGCGTCGCTCTTCGCGGCGTCGTAAGGACGATGATCACCCCGAACCTTGCTGAGGCGGCGACAGAACACATCGCTCTGGGGGCAAGCATCGGGATTGCGAATCCAATCAACGCCCAGCTTGGCAACCGCCTGCTGTTCCTCGTTCAGAGCAACGGGTTTGCCATCAACTGGGGTTCGGCGTTCGCCACCTCGTACCAGCCCCCGGCCGGCACCACCATTGCCATGGAGTACTACTTCGACGGGTCGAAGTGGTGGCTGCTCTACCACTCCTGATGTTTCGGATCACGCTGCCAACGAAGGTCGTGTGGCCGTTCCGGCCGCGGACGCAGCTGACGCTGACGACGGAAGGCCAGGGCGGTGTCGTGGAGTGGCAGCAGTTCTCGGGCCCGGACGCCCTCCACCCGAGGGGTTTCCACCTCGTCGGGAACACGCTCGTCGGGGAGCCGAAGGCTCGCGGGAGCTTCAAAGTGCTCCTTGGGGCCACAGACAGCGCAACGAACGAATCTGCTAATCACGAACTCGAGATCGAGGTGTAGTGACGTGTGCGTGAGCTGCGGGTGCGAGACCGACTCGGATCATGGCGACGCACGTCATATCACCCTGTTGATCCTTCGCTGCGCAGCTGAGGCGGCCGGCATTTCGACCCAGCAGGCGGCCGCCAACATCGCGGCTGCCTTTCCACCGGAAATTGCCGGCACGGCGGTCGAGGTTGAACCGCTCGAGCCCGATCCCGTCATGAAGGCCCTAGAAGTCGTCGGCACCCCGAAGCGTTTCGTCCTGGGAGTCGCATACCCAGCTGATCGCATCGATGGCCACCATGAGTTCATGACGGTCGACGAGGTCGAGAGGACGGCTTGGGACTACGCGCGCAACCATCGGCGAATCGGCTTTTTCCATGTGGATGGCACGGAATCTCACGCCGAGGTTTGCGAGTCGTACATCTACCGCGGCCCCGATTGGGTAACAGCCGACATTGACGGCAAGGATCAGGTCATCAAATCGGGTGACTGGATGCTCGGCGCCATCCTCGACGAGCCGGGCTTCGACCTGGTGCGCCGAAGAAAGGCCGACGGCTGGAGCGTGGACGGCCTAGCGCGGCGACGCAAGCGCAAGGCACCTAACCGCTAACCCCATTTTCCAAGGAGACGACGCATGGCCAACCCCGAGAAGCCCGAAGACGACGACGAGCAGTTGGTGGCCAAGGAGATGTTCGACGCCACCTACGAGCATGTCGACGTCGTGAAGGGCCCGGCCCACGGCATGCGCTTCGTCGTCCTCAAGGCCGGGGAGAAGCAGGACCCCGCAGCGATCGCAGCTCTCACGTCATCCACACCAAAATCTGCTGCCACTGGCAGCCCATTGGAGGTAACGCCAGTGTCCAAGGAGACCCTCGAGACGCAGACCGCCCCCTCGCCCGTCACCAAGGCTGAGGATCTCGACCCAACGGAAGTCCTCGCCGAGCCCGCGAAAGGCACCGAAGGCGATGCTGAGGAGCCGGGTTCGCCAGCTTGGGAGGCGGTCGACGCTGCCACCGCGCGCAAGTGGACCGCGATCCTTGCCCGCGCCAAGTACGCGCTAGGCGTAATGGCCGACCGTGAGAACCTCGAGGTCGCCGTCGGCGAGTCCGATGACGTCGACACCGCGTGGAACATGGAGGACGCATCGTGCGCGATCGACTACGCGATCTCAGTCCTCGCGCCGTTCGCCGTGGATGAGCAGTCGGAGGCCGATACCGCCAGCGAGCAGCTGGGCGCGGTCGCCAAGGCGATGAAGACCGCCTCCACCGACGACCTCGATGTGATTGAGAGCCTGGGCCCGGTCAAGAAGGCAGGTCGCGTGCTCTCGTCGAGCAACGAGGCCGCCATCCGCGGCGCGGTCGATTCGCTGCAGAAGGTGCTCGCCTCACTGCCGGCCGCGCCGGAAGACGTAACCAAGAGCAAGGAGGTCATCGTGAAGGTCGAACCGATCCAGCTCGTCAAGAAGGCCAAGGGCGATCCCATGGTCCCCCTCTATGACGCCAACGGAAAGCTCTGCGGCATGGTCGATGCGGAAGATGTCGTACCCATCGCCGCAGCCCCCGGAGCCGACCAGGAGCCTGCTCCGGCGCCGGCTGAGAATCCCGACGCCCCGCCGCCGGATGCTTCCGCCGCCGGCGAGACCACGGAACCGGCGACGCCAGTTGCCGCTTCGGCAGCCCCGAACGCCGCGCCCGCAGAGGACGAGGCGGCCAACCAGGCCGTCGCGAAGTCGCAGTCGTCACAGAACATCGCGGAGCTCGTCCAGTCCGCCGTCGACACAGCGGTCAAGGCAGAGTCCGAGGAGCACCAGAAGGTGATCAAGGACCTGAAGGCCCGCCTGGAGATCGTGGAGAGGCAGCCCGCGTCCGGAGGCCCGCTCTTGGGCGGCCTCGCACTCGGGGGCTTGACCCCAACCAGCGGCGGCCACCTGGCGCTACGCGGCCAGGAACCCGAGAACGACAGTCCCGAGATCGTGCGCATCAAGAAGGCGCTCGAGGGGACCAAAGATCCGGTGCAGCAAGCGCAGCTCAGTCGCGAGTTGTCCTTCCACCAGATGCGCGAACGCCTCGGCGGCCGGCCCAAGTAGACCTCAGCTAAGCGCGAGTCCAGTCGTCAACCCCGGGCACCCGGCGATGCCGCGCGCCCACATGCACCAAAGGATTCTCCACCGATGAACATGGACCAAGTCACTCAGGAGACGCTGGAGCAGGTCAAGAAGGCCCAGACCTCCGGCATCCTGAACAGCACAGGCCTCTTCGGCTACGACCTCTCGAAATGGATCTCGCTGGTTCCGATCGAGACGCCCTTCCGCAACCGGGTCAAGCGCGTTCCGGCGTCCGAAGGCGCCAAGTTCGCGATTTGGCGTGCGCTGCTCAACGTGAACAGCTCGCAGGCCGACCCCGCGGTCGGCTTCGACTTCGCCGGCAACCTGGTCGTGATCAGCGAGCAGGACATGCAGGCGCCGTTCGCTCCATTCGCCGTCGCTGGGCGCGTGACCCAGGACGCCATCGACCTGGCCAAGGGCTACGCGGATGCGCGCGCGATCGCGACGATCAACGTGCTCAACCAGCTGATGATGGGCGAAGACCGCAAGATGATCGGCGCCCAGGCATTCGCGCTGGCGACGCCGGCCACCCCGATCGTCGTCGACAGCGCCACCGGCGGCTCGATCGCCGCCTCCACCGTCGTCAACGTCAGGGTTGCCGCCCGCACCGGGAACAACTACTTCTACGGCGGGTCCGGCATCAACTCGGCGCAGGGCACCGTGACGACTTCGACGGTCGCCGCGTCCACGCACTCCGCCACCGCAACCGTGACCGCGGTCAAGGGAGCCGTTGCCTACGACTGGTTCGTGGCCGGCTTCTACTACACGACCACGATCGTGAACACGGTCACGATCACAACGGTCCCGACCGCCAACCAGGCGCTCCCGACCAACCTGCCCGAGCTTTCGACCGTGGCCCCCATCGCTCTTCCGACCGCAGACGGCAGCGGCCGCGCGAACGACTACAACGGCCTGCTCGCCTCGCTGGCCGGTGACTACAACGCCAACGGCGTGCTGGTCACCCCAGGCACCGGCACCGCTTCGGGCGCGATCTTCACCTCGCTCGATGGTGGGACGCTGACCCTCGCCGGCGGCACCATCACCCAGATCGACGCGCTGTTCCTGGCCATCTACCAGTCGGTCCGGCTCTCGCCGACCGCGCTGATGATGAACGCGCAGCAGGCACAGGACATCGGCGCTAAGATCCTGGGAACCAACTCGGCCGTCACCTACCTGCAGCCCACCGATGCGAACGGCCGTACAGACGTGATGGCCGGCGGCTTCGTGGGGTCGTTCATCAACAAGGCAGCGGGTGGCAAGGTCGTCCCGGTGGAAGTGCACCCGCACGTTCCGCCAGGCACCATCATCGCGCGCACCGACAGCGTCCCCTTCCCCGGTTCGAACATCGGGGAAACCTGCGTGCTGGAGACCCTGCGTGACTACGCGGACTTCAGTTACGGGGCCAACTTCAGCCCCGGCGTCGCCGGTGGCGGCCCCAGGGAGGACTTCGAGGTCCGGGTCGTCTCGGCCTTCAAGAACCTGGCCCCAGTGGCCATGGGCGTCCTCCAGAACATCGCGGCTGGCTAACCGATCGACCAGGCGGGGCCTCGGCGCTCAGGCGCTGGGGCCTCGCCCCCTTCCGACCCGCGCCCGAACCGGCGCATTCCATGCGGGAACCCCGCACCTGAACAGGAGCAGAAATGCAGTACCTCACGATCGACAACGTCGGCGCGCCCAAGCTCATCCCCCTTCCACGTCCGGAAACCAAGGATGCGCCGGAAGGCTTCAAGTTGGTTATCGATGGCCACGAGGTGCCGTACCTCGGCATAGAGGCATGGGACGTTCCGACCGACCCAGACAAGCGTGCCGCCTACATCGCCCAATTCGAGGATCGCTCGCCTCGCCTAACCAGCGCGATGGCCCGCGGCGAGCGGATCTTCAACCTCACGTTCGACAACCGCTACGGGCACACCTGCCCCGAAAGCGAGCTGGCCGATTGGGGCTGGTTCATGGCCAATGCGATGGCCGTCTCAGCGGGATACACGTCTCACGGCAAGGGTTCACGCCCAATCAACCGTCACGGCCCGAGCCGGACGTAACGAAGGAGATTCTGATGCACGTCCAGAACATCGACCCGAACGCTTCAGTGCTCTCACACGAGGGCAAGGAGTACTCCGGCAAAGAGGGTGTCTTCGATGTGCCGGACGCCCTGGCAGCCGAGCTCGTTCGCTTTCCACACTTTCGGCTGTACGACGGAAAGCCGTGGCCGAAGGAGCAGACCCCCGAAGAGGTAGAGGCGGCCCGTATTGCCGCGCTCGTGCAGGAGGCCGTCGCCGCAGCGCAGGCGCAGGCGTCGCCGCAGCCCAAGGCGCCGCGAAACCTGGCGAAGCGCATCGCCGCAGCGCGCAAAAAGGTCACGGGCCAGAGGGAAAAGACGCCCGAGCAGCCGGCCGCCCAAGTGCAGCAGGCGGTGGCGGCGACCCCGCCCCAGCCCAAAAGGCGTGGCCGCAAGTAGACCCAGACCTCCTCGTCCTGGCCGGGCCCTACCGCAGCGCCCGGCCAAGCGAAGGCGCGGGGGGTCCATTCGCGTCGTCGTACCTTTCACCGCCATCCATCCCCTCGCAGAGGCGGCGCTCATCCGCTTCGCGCCAACGGCTGAGCGCATCTTTGTCGGCCAGACCGACCACAGCTACTCCGAACTGCTGACGCGCCTGTGGGCGGAATGGAAGGACCTCCTTCTCATAGAGCACGACATTCAAATCCGCAGGGGACTCGTCGGCGAGGCGACGCGCTGCCCTGAGTTGTGGTGCACGTGGCCGTATGCCGGCGCTGGCTTCACCGATCCACTCTCCAATCCGCTGCTCTACGAATCACTGGGCTGCGTGAAGTTCTCGGGCAAGCTGATGCGCGCCGAGCCGGACGTGCTCGCGGTTGCGTCAACTCTCTCTCAGGGACTGCCTGCTGGTGACTGGCGCCGCATGGATTCGAGCATCCTCCCGACACTGAGAGATCGCGGCTACGCACCACATCGCCATGAGCCACCCGTTCTGCATCACCATCGCTACCCTTCGGAAGGATGCAGCTGCGGCGACCCCCAGTGCGGCGTAAACTTGGAGGT